ATGCGTCATGAGCGTTCCACGGCTCGGGTTCATGTCGAACTTCTACACGTGGGCTCAGGCGCTGATGCCGCTGGGTATCCGCCCCACGATGATGCAGGGGGCCTTCTGGTCTCAATGCCTGTCGCGTGTCTGCCAAAATTTCATCGACAAGGCAGAGTATCTGCTGGTAGTCGATTACGACAGCGCGTTCAGCCGGGCCGATCTGGAGCAGTTATTCGCAATGGCGATGACGTTTCAGTGCGACGCCTTGGCCCCGCTCCAGACAAAGCGTGAGGACGGCAGGCCGATGCTGACGTTGCCGGGCACGCTGGAGAATCCGCCGGATGAAGGAAAGACCAAGCTGCCGATGTCGTGGTTTGCCGAACCCGTTCAGGAGGTGGACACGGCACACTTCGGATGCACCATCCTGAGTACGGCCGCCCTGAAGCGGTGCAAGCTGCCTTGGATGCAGGAACTGCCAAACAGCGACGGCACCTGGGACGAAGAGCCAAAGACTCCTGGCGACCCTAACTGGCGGCCCCGGCGAGACTCTGACATAGCGTTTTGGGTCAACTGGCGAGAGAGCGGCAACCGCGTGTTTGTCACGCCACGTGTGTGTATCGGCCACGGCGAATACGTTTTCACATGGCCCGGCAAAGACTTGGGAAAGCCCGTGTATCAGCACGCCACCGAGTACTGCAACACGATGAAGAAGCCCGAAACTGCATGGAGTGTGCCCGAATGAAGAAGATCAAATTTGTGCGGTCGTGGCGCGCGTACCGCTCTGGCCAGGTCGCGGAGATTTCGGGCGGGCTAGCCACGCAGCTGCTCGCCCAGGGCGTGGCCGTCGAGGATCGACAACAACAACTGATCGAGACGGCCGCCGTGGTGCCCGAGGCGGAGACGGCAGACGCCACCCCGAGGAGAGTAAAGCGTGCAGTACCGAAGCCTCGTACGCCAGACCGCCCCAGCCGTTGAGCCTGTGACGCTCTCGGAGGCCAAGGCGCACCTGAGGGTTGATACGGCCACCGACGATGCCTACATTGGCTCGCTCATCACGGCTGCCCGCGAGTGGTGCGAGCAGTACCTGGACCGCACGCTGGTGCATACGCAGTGGGTGATGCGGTTCGACCGCTTCCCGCCAGACGGCACCATGGACATCGAGCTGCCACGCCCGCCGATGGCAACGGCCGGCACGACTACGGCGGTGGCCCTAACGTTCACGTACGAGAACGGCACCACGGCCACCTACTCGACGGCCAGTTACCGCGTGGACCGGGACGGCGTGCCGGGCACCGTGAAGACTTTGTACGGGCAGACGTGGCCGCCGCACCTGCAGGATGACAACGCCATCAGCGTGACCTGGTGGGGCGGTTACGGGTCGAGCGGCACGAGTGTTCCGGCTGCGATCCGGCACGCCATGCTGATGCTAGTGGGCTTCTGGTACGAGAACCGCAGCACCGTTGTCGTCGGCAGCATTTCTAAGCAGTTGGAGTTTGCGGTGCAGTCGCTTCTGGACTCGCAGAAGTGGGGCTCCTACCGATGATCGACGCAGGCAAGCTCCGCGAGCGCGTCACGGTGCAGATCGCCAGCGGCACCACCAATGCCCTCGGCGAGACGGTGCTGGCCTGGGCCAACTCTTCGGCCGTGTGGGCAAGCGTGGAAGGCGTGAGCGCCCGCGAGGCCCTGACGGCAGGGCAGCAGGAGACAACCGTTAGCCACCGTGTGCGGCTGCGTTACCTGCCGGGCCTCACCCAAAACATGCGGTTCTCGTGGCGTTCCCGCACGCTCGACATCGTCAGCCTGCTCGAGCACGGCAACCGCAGCGAGCACGAAGCTATTTGCCAGGAGCAGGTGCCCTGATGGCGATCGTCGCAGGCGAGCCACTTATCAAGTTGGCCGTGGGCCGGGGCAAGGCTGCGAAGGCGTTGTATTCGCTCGCGCCGCTTGATGACGTGGTGGCCGAACTGAAGAAGCTGCCGGCCGACATCTCGAACAGATACCAGCGCAGGGCACTGAAGAAGGCTGCCCAGCCAGGCAAGGCTGCCCTAGAAGCCAACGTGCGAGCCATCGGCCAGGTCAGCGGAAACCTTCTGGCGAGCATCACAGAGCGTGGCAAGAGCTACACAAACAACAAGTTCAAGGTGCCAGTGTCGGTCATCGTGATCGGCTTCCGCCGCCCAGTTGGTGGCGGTGCTCAACGTACGGCCGAGACGGCATTCGGCGGCTCTGTGATGAAGGGGCCGAACCGGGCCTATCACTCGCACTTGGTCGAGTTTGGTACGAAGGGCCGCCGTACTCCCGGCAAGAGCCGCGTAGTGAAACGCCGCCGCGTAATCCTCGACGGCCGGATCATCTCGCAGCGGGAGCGCCGCAAAGAGCAGCCCAACAACAACCCACGGCAGGTTCTGTCCTCGTGGAACACCCGCCGGGGCAAGGGCTCGTGGCAGGGCAAGTATCCGATCGACTTCATTGCCACGGGCTCCGTGGCCCCGATGCCAGCGCTGCGTCCGCTCGAGCGGGCCTTCAACCAGTCACGCGGTGCGATGAAAAGCATTCTGGATGTTGAGATGCGTAAGTCTCTCTCGGCGGCATTGCGGGCCTATGAACGCAGAAACAAGGCAGGCGACAAATGAAAAGCCCCGAAGCCGTTCTCCGTAATGCACTCGTGACCACGACGGCCGTATCGTCCGTGGTGTCCAACCGCGTCTATCCGCTGCTTGCCCCACAGGCCGCGCCCCTGCCGTTCATCACCTACCGCCGAACGGGCATCCGCCGGATGCAGACGCTTGGCGCGCCGATGGGTGTGCCGCAGGTGAGTGTGGATTTCGACGTGTACGCCACGACCTACGAAGGGGCTCGTGACCTGGCCGACCGCTGCCGCTCCTGTCTGGATGGGTACGGGGGAACCTTCGACAATACGGTGGTACAGCAGACTTCGCTCGAAAACGAACAAGACGATTTCGTGCAGCTGGCCGGGGCGGACATGCCGCCTGTGTACAGCGTGAAACTTTCTTTCGACATCTGGTGGCAGGAGACATAGGCACATGAGCACCCCGCATGCCGGCTCGGGCACGACGTTTTCCTTCGGTGGCACCAACTTCACGGTCACGAATATCACGTTCACGCTCACCGACGTGAATGCGGCCGATACCATCGACATCAGCCACCTTGGGCAGTCGGCTGGTTCTGCGGTGCTCACGCTTGACCGTCCGCTGACGGGTGCCGCGAACGACACGGGCCGCGAAGTGCAGATCGACTACATCGGCTCCGCGATCATCAACGACGGTGCCACGGGCACGCTGGCGATCACTGGCGGCATCAGCCTGTCGAAGGCTGCGACCGTCTCGAGCTCGTCGGTGACGCTCGCCGTGAACGACGTGATCCGGGGCTCAGCCACCTTCCGCGTGGCTCGCTAACGCACGGGAGGTTTTCCCGTGGCATCGTTCAGCACAGGCGTAGCCATAACTTGGGGAGGCTCTGCCTTCTCGGAGATTGTCGGCCTGGACTGGAACTACGGCGGGGGTGCCCCCAAGGGCCGCAGCGTCGTGTGGACCGATGACGCCGGCAGCGTCTCCGTTACCACGCTGGCGGGTGCCAACACGAGCACGGGCGAGTACGGCCTACGCAAGCAGCTCGTGATCTCGGGCGGCGGCCAATCCTTGACGGTCCAGGCAGTATGGGAATCGCTGAGCGTGTCGAACGAAGTGAACGGCGTGACCCGTTACACCGTCACGTTCAAGATCCTCGACGGGTAAACCATGGCACTGACACGAGAACAGATCGACGCAGCGGATGACGCAAAGATCATCAAGGTGCAAGCATTCGGCGGCGAGTGCTGCCTGCGGCTGATGAGCGTAGGCGAGCGCGACTCCTACGAGCTCAAGCTGGTGGAGGCCGGCGGCAAGGCAATCCCCGACTTCCGCTCTGAGCTCCTGAGCCGCACGCTGTGCGACGAGAAGGGCAACCTGCTCTATGCAGGCGAAGAAGGCGTGGAAGCCCTGAAGCGTCGCAGCAGCGACCAGATGCACAAACTGTGGCAGGCGGCGATGAAGCACAACGCACTCACAGAGGAGGAGATCAAGAGACTAGCGGGGGAATGAACGCCCGTCCGACGCTTCAGTTCAAGATGCGTCTGGCGGGCCACCTGGGAAAGACACTCGCCGAAATCGACCAGATGGATTCTCGGGAGTTCTCTCGGTGGCTGGCGTTCTCCAGGTGGTTTTCTCCGCTGGCCGACAGTTGGACGCAAGCCGGGATGCTGGCAAGCGCGATGCTTGCACCGTACTGCCCACGCGGCAAGGTGCCATCGGCGAGCGACTTCATTCCGATCGAAGACAAGGCACCGAAGCATCCGAACCAGATACGCGAAGTGCTTGAGCAGATGAAGCGAGACTTGGAAGGCTGAGATGGCAACCGTAGGACTAGGCTTTCAACTATCGGCGAATGCCACGCAGATGTCTGCGGGCATCAACGCTGGCGTCGTGGAGCTGCAAAAGCTCGGCTATGCCGCCAAGAGGACGCAGCAAGATGTCTCAACGCTGAAGACCATTGAGCTGTCGCGGGTCTTCATCTCTGCGATCCAGTCTGTGGCCGGCTCGTTCACGTCGTTCGTGGCTGGGGCCGCGTCTGCTGTGGCCAGCGTGGACGATCTCAGCAAGCGCACGGGCGTGTCGGCCCAGACGCTCCAGGCGTATCAGTTCGCAGCCGAGCAGTCTGGCGTCAGCGTCGAGACGTTCGGCAAGGGCATCCAGAAACTTGGCATCAACCTTGGCGAAGCCCAGACTGGAAACAAGTCTGCGATTAAATCCTTCGCGGACCTGGGGCTGTCGGTCGAAGAGCTCACCAGGCTTTCGCCAGAGCAGGCATTCGAGAAGGTGGCGGCGGCGATCTCGCAGCTGCCGAACCCGGCACAGCAGGCGGCGGCTGCCGTTGGGCTGTTCGGCAAGAGCGGTGCAGAGCTCGTGCCGGTGTTTCAAGAGGGCGCGGGGTTTCTAGCACAGATGCGCGCCGAGGCCGAGCGCCTTCAGCTCGTTCTCAGCAAAGAACAGGTGCAGGGGCTGGCAACGCTGGACGATTCAATCTCTAAGGTTTCAGCCTCGTTCAAGTCTCTTCAGGCTCGCATTGTCGCAGAGCTGGCCCCGAGTCTGGTGCGTGCGTCTGAGGCCGCAGCACAGTTCTTTGCAGATATTAGCGTCGAAGACTTGGTTTTGCGGGCTGAAGCTGCTGTCACGCAGCTGGCCGACGCATTTGCGGCGCTGTCCCCCGTGCTCGAGTTCGTCGTAAAGAACCCGCTGAAATCATTTGTCGGGTACATCACGTTCGTGAAGTCCGCGAACGTCGCTAAGGAAGTGCTCGATCTGGCACTTGCCTTCAAGACGGCCGCCATCAGTGCTGGCGGATTTGCTGCTGCGTCCACTGCGGCAGCCGCTGCAATGGTCGCACTGAAAGCTGCGTTGCGCGGGCTGCTTCTCCTTTCAATTCAGGGTGCTATCGCCGTTGGGTTTTCTGTGGCAGCCGAGGCTGCTTTGAAATGGGCGAGCGACAGCACGGCTGCCACTGAGGCCGTGAAGGCTGGTGTGGTAGACGCAGGCCAAGCCGTAAAGGGTATAGAGGGCCAAGTCGATGGGGCGGGCCGGGCCGTTAAGCGATTCGCCATTGAAGCCGAGGCGGCATTCAAGCTGCCCGCTGAAATCACCGACGCCACGCTGATCCAGGGCACGATTGAGGAAGCGGCCAGCGGCTTCAAGAAGATTGCCCAAGAGGCTGGCGAGCTCGGCAAGGTGCCGCGTGAGCTCAGTGATGCCTTCGCCACACTGGCAAAGCGAGTGGGCAGCCTGACCGATGAATTTAAGAATGCCAAGTTCTCGAACGACTCCATTGCAGAAGCGGCCCGCAACGTCGTTGCGGAAGTAAACAAGATCAACGACGCGAGGAAAAAAGAAGAGGAGTCCACAAAGCGAGTCGCCGACGCAGCCGCCAAGGCAAGCGAAGAGGCGAGGAAGCGCGTCCGCGATCTGGTGCAGTCTGGCGTTCCTGAGTCTGAGAAGTCGCGGCTGACGCTGTCGCAGGATTTGCTGGCCATCAGTCGATCGCTGATCGACGCGGAGCAGACCTTGGCGGACGCTCGCAAGTCTGGCGACGCAGCCGCAGTTGCACAGGCCGAGCAGAGGCTGGCGCTGGCACGGCAAACCGCTCAGGTTGCGGCTGGCGCTGCCCAGCAGCAAGCGCGGGAGCGTTCGCTCGAAGCTCGTGGCCTGAACAAGTCGCTCTTCGAGCCGCCCGCCAACCTGAAGGATCAGCTGCAGCAGGTACGCGACGCTTTCAATGCTGGCGAGATCACGCGGCAGCAGGCCGCCACGGCGTTTAACAATCTCACCAAGAGCGCTGTCGAAACCTACAAAAACATTCAGGCAGAGCTTGCTGCCCCGGCCAATCGGGCGTTAGAGGCTTCGGACGTTCGCACGCAGGCTGGCGCATCCGAGTTCCTGCGTCTCGCTAGCGGCCGGCAAGATCCTGCCATTGAGCAGATGCGCGAGCAGCTGAAGGAGCTGCGCGAAGTAAAGCAGGCCGTTCGCTCCGTGTTCCCGCTTGAAGTGGTGAAGATCTAACCATGGCAATCATCGCCTACCGCGAAGTTCTCCCCCGCACGTTCTCGCACAAGTTTGGCGAGAGCCCCACTGCCGAACGCAAGTTCGTCGTGACCACGGACGCGCCGGAAGCACACCAGTCGCTGCTGAACACTGTAGGCATCTTCCACGGATCTGCTCATCCAGAGTTTGGCTACCTGCTTTGCACTGAAGGCACGATCACGGAAACCGATCGGCAGCACGCGGAAATCACGTACCGCTACGAGTCGCCATCCAGCGGCACCTCCGGGTACAACGCCAGCCCGCTTTCCCGCCCAGACGTGTGGAGTTTCAGCACGGGCGGCGCTGCGATCCCTGCGCTCGTCTACTACGAGGGCAGCGGCAACGCTACCCGCAGGGCACTCATTAACACGGCCGGTGATTTCTTTGAGTCAGCCATGACTGAGGAGGCCGAGCTGCGTGCGAGCATCAGCGGCAACCGCTCTGCGTTTCCCTTGGCCGATGCCATCGCCGTCACCAACACTGTAAACAATGCTTCCTACCTGGGTGGCGACGCGCACAAATGGAAGTGCCAAGGCATCAGCGGCCAGCAGCAGGTCGAGGTGGTCAACGGTGCAGAGGTGAAATACTGGGCTGTCACTGCCGAACTCGTGTACCGGCAAAGCGGCTGGAATCTTTTGCTGCCGAACGTCGGCTGGAACTACATCAGCGGAGCGGGAACAGGTTCAGCAGAGAAACGCCGCTGCTATGTCATTGACGAGGCCACAAAAGAAAAAGTGGCGTCGGCCAACGTCATGGCGTTGAACGACGATGGCGGCATCCGGCTGAATACTGACTGGACTGGCTCGGGCGCTCCAACCGTACTGAGCCGTCGCGTCCACCGTGAGTCGAACTTTTCCACCTACTTCGGCACGCCGCCCTTCTAGCCATGGCCACAAAACCAGACGGCAGCGCAGCCCGCACAGAGCGCGTCACGTTCACGAAGCCTGCCGCAGAGCGGATCGCCAAGGTGGTGCGAGCCGTTGAGGGCGGCGACCGTGACGCGGGGCCGCTGACGTTTGGCAATCGTGGCGTGGGTGGCAATCCCAAGGTGTTCCGCGTCGCTACCTTCACCGGCGCGTGGTCAATCAACGCCGAGAAATCAGTCACGTTCCGCAATCAGACGGCCACGCCGAATACCGTGGCGGCGGTGAATCTCTTTGCGGCGTTGTCTTCCGCCGCAGGAAGCCGCAACTGCGCAATCGCAAAAGACGGGACGGCGTGGTATCTCATCGCAGCGGAGTGCTGATATGGCAATGCTGGGCGCTCCATGCTCGGGATGCTGCGGTTCTTGCGTCTGCCCGTCGTGGTGCAGCTATAAAATGGTTTTATCAAGCCCCAAGACCTGCTCTGGTACTTATCAAAACTACGGCTCTTTTACATGCCCTGGCGACGCGCCGGCCTCCGTGGAGTCGCCTTACACATGCAACACCAGCATCCAAACAGCCTCAGCGGCAGTAAAAGGCATTCTTTCGTATAAATCTGGGAGCACATGGCTTTGGCCGCGAAATCCGCAAACTGTCCAGGAAGATGGGATTGTCTCTGTCGAGGCCCCAGACGACACGTGGAGTGTTACATACCCTTCGCTTCGCGGCACGTTTTCTGGAGGGATGGGCTGGTACTATGACAGCAATGTTTCGGGGTTTGACTACAACAAGTTTGCAAGCGGATACAGCGCAGAGGTCAGACCCTTTTGTGATGCTTCGGCTGCGCAGCCTGTGCTTGGCGTTGAGCTGATCTATCGGTCGTCGGAAACCCAGTCGAGGTGCACAATACTAACTGGGCCAGTCAGGGTTGTGTGCACCGTAAGGCAAAGCCTTTTGCGAACAAAAACAAAAACAGTTTACTTTTTCCCTGATTGTGTTTCTGACTCGCTGAAATGGTGCCCGGGAGTGTCTGATAACAAATTCGCAAAGTTTCCGGATACGTTTTCCGGATGGCTAG